TCTGGATCGTTCCGCTTCGGCGCGTTCCCTGCGAATTTCACCACGCAGACGTATAAGTTCTTGCCATGCGGATATTCCCCGTGTGGCAATTACTATTTCTCTGAGTTGTTTCTCTAAGTCTTCGGCCTTCTTGCGATTGGTAAAGGTTTCTAAAGCCTCTTCGTTCGCAGATAAGATTTGACGGCTCTTCTTCTTCGTGTGATCTGATCGGCACTCGTCAATAGCATCGAACATTTTGCCGACCTGTTTGCCCATCGAGGCAATCTCTTTACCTGCGGATACACCTGCTTTTAGTGCCGAAAACGCGGCCATCGCCGCAGTTATTGGTTCCATAGCTCGCCCCTTTATCCCGACAATTTTACCAAGGGAGTTGGGGAGGGGTCGTCCTTAGACTTCGTAGGGTAGCATGAACTTCCTACCGATGGATTGGAAAGAAGACGATTGTCTTTCGTCTGCAACTGACTTCTGTTGTATCTCTGGAGCGTTTACTAGAACGCGTCGACTATCTTGATATGGATTGTTCTGCATCATGTATGCGCTGTAAGAACTGACTGCATTGTCTTCTGTATCGTCGCTACTATCTTCATTCATAGCTGTTGAGACATCTGTGTTCGCGCTGTCTGGCTCGTCATTTGCTTCGTCAGAGACAGAGACTGTGGAGTTCGATGTGTTGTCTGGAGCTTGTGCTGTAAGGACTGCTGATCCAAAGCCATTGTTGAAGTGCGGATTGCCAAGAGGGATTGTTGGCGTCGTATCATTGCCGAGTAAGGCGATAGCCTTGGCTCGGTGTCCGTCCATCTGGTCGTTTACTTTTTCCCGGACGGTTCCCGGTGCGCCACCAGACGCGGCGTCTGTAGCGTCGTAGTTTCCCGGCCCCCCGGTGTTGACGATGGAGTACATGTCTAACAAGCCCATACCATTCTTGAAGCCATTGCGTCTGAAGTAGTTTACGATTGCACCGCCAGCCCCAAGCTGGCTCGACATTGCTGTGTCGTATGTTGATAAGTCTGCGCCGTTCTCTTTCTGTTGAGGTTCGCCGAACTGTATGAAGCCTGCATGTTGGCCCCACTTTGTCCTCGGCCCCTTCTGTTGTGGGTCGAATGTGCCTGCGGTCTCGTATGAGATGATGGTTGCAAGGTCTACTGGGTCGACGCCAAGGGCGGCGGCGGCTTCAATGATACCGTTCGATAGGTTTGTATTGTGGCCAAGTTTATCTGAAAAGCTCATGTCTTTTTCTTCTTCCAACTGATGCGCTTCTTACTTGTCTTGTTCTTTGCAGACGAGTTGCACGCAGACTTGGTTGGGCGGCACGCAGGATACGGACGCTTACTATCAGTGCGGGAGGATCGACCACAAGGTTTGCCCGTCTTGCAGTCAATCCATCCCTTTCCGTCATTCTGATTAAACCACTTGCGTAAGCTCATTTCTTTTTACTCTTGTTGCCCCAGTTTTTCGCGCCGACTTTTCTGCATTTTACGAGTGCGCCAGACGCATACGCTGATGGCCATGTGCCACCGTTGCGAGTGTATCTTGCCTTCACCTTCTTGTGGCAGGCGTCACGCTTTGCGGGCTTCTTCTTTGACTTGCTTGCCATTGTTACCCCGTAAAACACAGGGGCATACAGCGTGTTGCATGTTGCCCGTCTGTGTCTTTCTTGCGATTGACTTTACCTTTGAGGATTTCATTAGCGTCTCCGAATGGTTCGACTACGTTGTCCAAAGATAGGTGATGATGATTTCTTTGCGGTTCTTCCAAACTGCGTCGGCATATTCGACATCGCACGGTATGGGTTCTGTGCGCGTAGCACTTGCTTGCCCATTGTTGGCCCCGATGTGCCAAAGATTTTTCCTCTGTTTCTACGCATACCAAATTACCTCCTAATGTTCCGCTTCTTCGCCTTCGATCCTGCGCTGGAGGGCTTCCTCTTCGCGGCTGGCTTGGGCTTTCGCATCGACTTTTTCATTCCACGCATCATATGTCTCCTTGCGTTGTTCAATGTACTTGATGTCTGCGTCTGGGAAATTTGCGTAGTATTTTGTTTGTCGCAATCTTTCAGATGCCTCGATCAAGTGAGTGTATGATTGCACAAGAATGATAGCGTAGTCGTCCGCACCGAGACCTTCGAACTCAGGAGTGAGTGGGTCTTCCGGGCTGTCCGGGTGAAACCCCATGATCCAGACGCCGAAATGGTTTTTGTTTTGCTCTTCGATCCAAGCGTTGAACTCAGCAGGTGTCATCTCATCGTACTCAGTCCAAGCCATGAGGTGGATTAGATCGTCTGTGGGTGGGTGGAATGCTTTGACTTCTAGGACAGCGTCGATGTCTGGGGTGACATGTATCATTACGACGTTGCGTAACCATGCTTGTCTTGCGTAAGGACATGGAGGCAAGCCCCCGAAGAGGGGCGAAGCCTTCTCTAGCACAGTCTCAGACCATAGTTGTATCTCTTGTGCTATTAAGACAGAGGCTTCTTCCCACGTTTCCACGCTACTAATACTTTCCGTTTGCCTGTCCATACTGGGTTTGCCCTATGAGGTAAGTGTGAGGGGAAGATCGCGGCATGCCCCCGTTCACGGGGAGCATGACGAAGTTTCGTCTGTCCGTAGACACGCAGTCTGCCACCAGTATATGAACGTGGACTTGATAGTTGGATTACCATTGTAAGTTTACGTCTCTCGACTTGGTCTGCACCATTGTCAACGTGAGTGCCATAGAATTGACCGAAGCCATACTCAAGATACTGTAGTGTTTCGAGTTCACCATCGAGGTTAAAGCCAAGAGTGCGATTGTTTACGTCGTTGAACAGACGGTCGACCTTTTTATATAGCCAATCGTTTGGCCCGTCTGATCTGATCCACCCAGCCTTACAATTTCTTTGGAGCTTGGATACGAAGCGTCGGCCACCAATGACAGACGCGTCATCGACAGAGACCTGATCACACAATGCTTGGATTTGATCACACTCGTCTTCGTTGAACGCTGGGACTTGGAACCAGTTCTGTATGTGCATTAACACTTCCACCTTCTACGCGCGGCGCATATGCGCTTCTTTGGCGTCTTGCTACATGAAATATTGTGCATCTTCATCTGTCCTGCTGACCGAGAACAATAAGATGTACGACGTTTACCACCAGAAGGTTGGGGTGCTTTGAGCTTTGAGCCACATGCTTTGTTATACTTGGCTCTACCTTTGGCTGTAAGACCTGCGCCTTTTGATGCAGGCTTCTTCTCACCACGTCCGACAGACAGACTTACACTACAACGCTTTTTCTTTTTTGCCGCCATGGTTTTCTCCTACTTCTGGGTTAGTCCTTCTCTTTGTAAATATGCCAGATAATACTTGAGGAAGTCGTCCAGTCTGATCAGGCACAGACTTTCACCAGTCTTCATGCGCGACTTGCGATTGATGACTAGCGCACTGCTGTCTGATCTTGTTTTATCAATATTGGTTTCTGCTTGGCGTAAGGCATCGTGAAAGTTCAGACGCTCCACTCTCTTGGCCTCTACGAATAAGTCTGGTGTACCCAGTAAGTCTGCACCTCCAACCATGTTGACGTGTCCGCCACCAGATAAGGGTGCGCGGAAACTTTGCAGACCTGTTTGTTCGTTGATGTATGCGGCAAGTTCACGTTCGTACTTGTCGCCCTTTACTTTCATTCCTCTACCACTCAATCTTCATACCCCATATCTTTCCGACACGGCTTACAAAAGAACCAGTTTTTCGGACGTTTCTTTGTGTCACCGCACGACATGCAGGGACGCGACCACTTTATTTCCTCAAAGTCTCGTCGGACTTGGTACTTAGCTCCATCAAATTCTTGAAGTCCTTCTCTAACGAGGATGCGCTTCAGTGTGTCGACGCAACAACCTATCCGGCGTGCCATCTCTGAGTAGTTTGTATTTCTATGGTTTTCTTGGAGCCAAGACAAATCCGCGTCACTTACGCGAACATTTCTTGGCATATATTTCTCCTAACGGTCTGAATTTGTATAGAATTTAATACGCAAAAAGAGAAATGTAAATATCTTTAGGTGTCTTTAACACAACTATTGACGTATGAGGCCGAGGATGGTATAACGTCAAGGCGTTGAGTTTGAAACGCCCCCACCGCAGGTGGGGCGTTTGACTAGAACGAGACAGACTTCTTCTACGAAGTTGAACTCGACGTTATACCACTTCTAGTGTTCTTCAATGAAAACAATAGGTTAGCCTTGACAGACGTTGACGAAAAAAAACGCAACAACCGTGAGAAATATCCCGAAGTTGCCGCGTTTGTAGATAAGGTTCGGGTATATTTCCCCGAAGCCAAGGTTATTTCTATTCGGAAGTTATCACCCGAAGAGAAGGAGAAGCGGAAGAGACAGGTGGATCAAGCTCAAGCCAATCGCGCACAAGGCGTAAGGGTCTGGCCAACTTCGTAGCGATATACTCTGGATCATAACCATCCAATGCCATATCTTTTGCACGTTGCTTTGTTGATCTACTAGACACAACCACTTTTGCATCTGTTATATTGTGAGCCGCAAAACCTACCCACTGTACACGGTCGTGCATGTCTGTCCACTCACGTACTTTTCCGTAACGAACCTCCATGACCATATACAATCTATGCTCTGGCGGTAGCTTTGCTTGTAGCTGTGGCCAGATGGGGTGATCGTATGACCCGTCGAAGATACCCGCATTTTGTTTGGCTGTCTCTTCGTCTGCAAAAACTTGCGCCACTCTGATCTGTGTCTCCAGCACAGTAAGTTGGTTAGTTGATCCTGCTTCTCTACCCATGCCACCCTCAGACGGTTTGTTTGAATGGTGTACCATGATAACAGACAGGCCAGAGTTGCGGAGCTTTACCGCCAGCTTGTTAATCTTTGCCCATTCGTCTGCGGAGTTTTCGCCAAGTCCGGGATAAGCTGAACGGATAGTATCAATCACGACAACGTCTGGCTTGGCATATTCAATCCAACCTTGCAGTTCGATTAGACCCTCACGTTGATTGAGGTCTATCTCTTTGTCATCAACGAACGGTGTCCAGATATTAAGTCTGTCTTGTGTATCACCGTGCATCTGCCGCATCTCCATCAGACGCTTGGCAATGGTGGACATACCCATCTCGAAGTCTAGGTATAAAACTCGTGCAGGTCTGCCGATTTCAAAGGGGCCAAAGTATTTCCGACCCGCCGCCATGGAGGACATTGCATGCTGAACAAACATAGATTTTCCGTGGCCCGAATAACCGAAGACCTGCACGATTGTATTACTCGGTAGCCAAGGTTCGATCAAGTAACTTTTGGCGTCTGCTTGAGATAAAAGTTGCTCCGCATCCTTCATCTGAATGAGCTTACGATCACGCTTTTCAGCCTGCTGTTCTGGATGTACCATTGGCTTGAAGCTGTAGTTGCCTTTATCATCAAACCGTTCGGGATGGTTACGCCTTTCAGCTTGCTCCATTGACTGAACAGTTGCCTCAAATTCTGGCTCGTCTAGCGCATCAGCAAAGAACTCATTCATGAAAGCGTGACCTCTGACGCGTAGGTCTGGGCCAAAGTAACCTTCGAGAATGCTCTCAGATATGTGACGCATGACGCGCTCGTTACGACCGTTGCTCATGCCAGTTGGTAGCTTGAGTGTATTAGGGAAGTGATCCCTTACATACTTGGCAGTGCGATCCCATTCACTGATGAACTCGTCTGGCTGTAGAGGTTGAACAGACGTTAAGTCTAACTCCTCAAAGCTGAACTCTCCTTCAACCTTTTCATGAAGTTCTGGTTGCCAATCTTCCCACACAGGGTATTCATCATAGTCGAGATATTGTGGGTAATCCCAATGGTAGTGATTAGAAGGAGGGAGAAGGGCATAACTGCCATCACCTCTGAAATCTAAGCCGTCTATCTTTGGCCAGTCTGCGCCACGGCTATTTACCCCTGCACGAGGGCCACGTCTGACGCCGTCCTTGGGATGTTCGAAGTAAAGATGCACACCGCGCTTTGTCTTTACTCTTATTGGTGAGCGCATACCCGCATCGAACGCGGCATGTAATGCGTCTTCGTTATCACAGTCGACAACGACCAAGCCAGATATTGCACCCGTAACGATAGCGATGTCATGGTTCGGCCATTGACCCCACCATCCATTCACCTCGTCTTCAGTTGGCAATCTGTCTTGGTATTCTCTCCATCTTATTGCAGGTCTCTTCCCCTCTGGCTTAATTGGAATAATACTCCAACCTCTTTCCAGATATTCAAGAGCCGCGTCTAGTTTTGTCTTGGTCATAATCATCCTTTTCAAAGTATAAGTCTAAGTCTATTTCTGGTTTCTGGGATTTGATTTTCTCCAAGACGACACTGCTCATGTACTCGCGATTGATCCAACCGTATGGGGCAGTTCTTACCACCCCTGCAATCTGGGCAACCGCTGACGCACCGCCAAGGTCATCAATCAACCTTTGGATATTCAGCTTCGCTTGCATAATAATCTTCCTTTTTTGTTTTCAGACTTGCGTCTTTGTATAATGTATAATACTCTTACGGTGTTTACAAGACACCAAACGATTAAGCTGGTGTTAGATTTACGGAGGTAATAATGAGTGAAGTAGACAGTTGGTCAGTGTTTGAAGACACAGCCATAAGACCACAAGCCGCTGATATATCAGCAAATAAACTTGAGCCACTTGCTGAAGAGTACGCGCAACTCAAGTCACAAAGCGAAGTTATCGCAGAAAGAATAGGCCAACTCGAAAATGAGATTGCCTATTTATTCCCCGAAGAAGCAGGGGAAATCGCCCAGTCCACCACAAAGTTTGAGGTTATTGTGTCTCGATCTGAGCGTTGGTCATGGGACAAAGAAGCTCTGGAAAAACAATTTGGAGACCGAAGTCTGCCAGATCATGTGAAGCGTAGCCACTCTGTGGACAAGCGTAAATTTCAGAAGTTGCCACAGCATGAGCAAGAATTACTACGCTATGCACTAACCCGAAAACTGGACAGACCGAAAGTGAAGGTGATCCCAAATGTTTAAACCAATGTCGACGTCGGACGTGACAGAAAATGAACCGACAAAAACTTTACTATATGCACACCATGGGTATGGGAAGACTTACCAATGTCGCTACTATCAGAAGCGATTTGGCAAGGGCTTAATATTATCTGGTGAAGCAGGGCTAAAATCTATTGAAGACGTAGCCATTGATTACCTGCCATTCTCAAGTTGGGATGGGAAACAGGATCATGACAATGGCGTCTATTCGTTTCGTGGTCTTTGGTCATTCATTGCATCTCCAAAATTTAAAGAAGCTGGATACAAATGGATCGCAATCGACAGCTTGACTGAGTTGTCTGAGCGTCTGATTGAGCATCTTGAGAAGCAACATGAGGGCAATAAGAACGCTTTCGCCATGTGGGGTGATTACAACCGCATGATGTTGGGTGCGCTCAAGGCTGTTCGTGACTTGCCAGTGCATGTGTACGTCACATGTCTGGCTAAAGAAGAGAAAGATGCAAACGATATGACGCATTACTGGCCTCTCGTTAAAGGCCAAGCAGTATCGAAGCATGTCCCTGCGCTGTTCGATCATGTCCTTTGTGGCGTTCGGACGACAGAACCTAATGACCAAGGCAAACCAAAAGTTCAGAGGTACATCGTGACTGATGAAGTGTCTGGTTGGCATGGCAAGACGCGCGATCCGCGCAACCGTCTGAAGGCTTACGAAAAGTCTGATGATGTAACTGAATTACTGGCAAGGATGACTGCGCCAGAAGAAGAAACAGCACCTAAAGGAGAAAGTAAATGAGTGACTGGAATGGATTTGGGTCTTTAGACCTATCAAGTGTAGAAGCTGGCGGTGGAAGCACACGTCTGCAACCCGGAACGTACATGGTAAAATGTACAGAAGCCAAGGTCGAAGCTATTGGTAGCACATCAAACAAAAAGTTGGTTGCAGACTTCGTAGACGTGGCTGGTACTGGTGACATTCGAATGAACTTCAACATTGTTCACAGCAACTCACAGGCACAAGAGATTGGCATGCGTCAGTTGAAGTCTTTCTTGATTGCTGGCAGTCACCCAAACCCAGACAAGCCGGGAGATGTTAGCACTCTGAAAAACCTTTTTTGTAAAATCATTGTTGGCATGGGTAAGCCGTGGATTAATCGTGACAATGTCGAGGTTACAACGAGCGAGATCAAGAAGTTTATGGCTACGGATGAACAAGCCTCAACTCCTATTGCATCTTCGCAAGCACCCGCAAAGGACTTGGACGACGAAATCCCATTTTAATAATAACAAGGGGGGCGAAATGCCCCCCAAACTTGAGGTAGGTTATGAGCATAAAAGCTACGGAAGTTGTTATTAAAATTGACGACGGATATGATAAACAAACAGAAGGCAGAGCCAGAGAATATATTGGGGCTTCGGGCGTCGGACATCCCTGCGACGCATACCAAGCATACAGTATGCGCGGATTTCCAAACACTGAGCCAGACGCTCGCCTCAAGCGTATATTCCGCTTGGGCCACATCCTCGAAGACGAGGTAGTAAAAGACCTTAAAGAAAAAGCAGACGTTCGCGTCTGGGAAGTTGATGGTCTAACTGGCAGACAGCATACATGTGAGGAATGGGAAGGTCATGTCGTCTGTCACATGGATGGACACATTGAATTGGACGATGGGATACTACGTGTCTTAGAGATCAAGTCGATGAACGACGCTTCATTCAAAAAGTTTAAGAAGGATGGCGTGAAGTATTCGCATCCAAGATACTACGCCCAGTTGATGATGATGATGGGCATGTCAAAAATTCACAGCAGTTTCTTTATCGCTGTCTGCAAGAACAACTCAGAGTACCACGCCGAGATTGTGGACTACGATGAGTTCGAGTTCAGTCACCTTAAAGAACGCGTGCAACGTGTGCTTGATGGTGATGCCAGAAAGATTAGTGTTGATAGTTCTGATTGGAGATGTCGAGGATGCTTTAAGTCTGGCGCATGTTGGGAAGGCGTAGAGGTTGGCAAGCGTTGTCAGACCTGTCAGTTCGCTAGGCCAAAGCCAGATGGTGGATGGCATTGCGATAAGCACCAAAAAGAAGCGTTTGAATTATGTAATGATTACACACTCTATGAGCCGTTGCCAAAGGAGTGATGTGATGAAACCAAAAACTACCAACTGGCAGATGCTTAGTAGGAATAAAAATCCTGATGAGTACCGTGAACATTACTTAGATTTGAGCTTTAGCATTACTCAACTGATGCGTTCGATTGAGGAAAAAGAAAACGAGATACTGTCTATATCTGACAGACTGGTAGAGTTACTTGCTGAAAAATCTACTCAAGAAAATAAAGCCCAGTATGCAAGAGCCAGAGAGAAGCGCACGCGTCTGCGTGATGAGTGTGTTGAATTGAAGGTATTGGTTAGACAGGAAGACGCTCAGAAAGAATGGCTTTTACAGCAAGCGAAAATGGTGTTCATGGCAGGAGCAAATGTATGAAGCGCGATGAAGTATTAGATACAGCTAAAGAACTAATTAATGGTGAGAGAGCCAAGGACTATGGAGATGCTTTCGAAAACCATGGCAAGATTGCAGAAGGTTGGAATATAATTGTCAGAGCCGCGATGAATGATCAGGGATACCTGACGGAGCAACATGTTATTCTTATGATGGACTGGGTCAAGACAGCGCGTTTGTTGAACTGTCCTGACCACAACGATAGTTGGGTTGATAAGATTGGTTATTCAGCTTTAGGTGCAGAGTTTACTGAACGTAATGAAGAGATAAGCCGAAGACTGGATATGTTTATTAGAAATCCAGACAAGTTACGTTAGCCAACCGTATATCTTTTTCGTCTGTACCATCCTATCATTCAAGCCATGGTATCCACCGTTCACTCGGCAACTGATGGTTTTAATCACGCTGTCTGATACGCCTTTGTCTGCAAGATCGAATAGTTTATTATGCTCAAAGAACCATATGGCACTGTCGAAAGCATACTCACCTTCCAATAATGACGGGTCGTTCAGAACTTCTGGCAGACGCATTTCCTTGGCGAACAGTCTGTAATTTGTATGCCCGGTGCATTGGAGAAAACCTCTGCCCAAAAATTTTGCGGCTTCTTGCTCAGAAGTATTACCCATCCTACCAGCATAAACTTTACCAGCCAGCTTGCTTGGGTTGCGTGCGTATGGCTTTGCGTCTTCCACTGTCTTGAAGCGTGAAGGCCAGACCTGCTGTATCCGTTCGGGAGAACTATAATACAGACTTTCTTTGACGCGTTTAAACCCACCACTCTCATGTGACGCCTGACCTAACAGGTGTGCCGCACGTTCTGGCGATAGTTCATAATGTTTAGCAATAGACTTAGCGGTGTTTGGCCCAAACGAACCGTCTGGCGTAGCCCCGCATTTTTCTTGCAACATCTTCATCGCGTTACTCATTTCTTTTCCTTTCAATGTGTAGACGCCAACAGTTTACAATGGTGTTTATACTCACCATCAAGAGTAAGAATACTTGCCAGTATTCCATTATCTCGCGCCATTAGTGATGTACTTGAGTTCATTCTCAATGATCGCGACACGTTGCTGTACTTCTGTGACCCTAGAAATCATGGCCGCAAGACCTGATATTTCTTCCCAGACTTCATCTATATCATCCCAGATGCGGCCAATGTCTTGACTGTTATTTGCAACATCGCGCTTCAAGTTGATGTTGTCTTCTATGGCCATACGTGAACCCAGACCACTAACTGTTTCTTCCAGACTTGATATGGTTGACGCCTGTTGTGATACCCACCAAACGCCACCTGCCAGTTGCACTGCCATTGCGATAACCAAAGCAATCGGTAACTTAATATTATCCATAGTTATTCACCACGATCCTTTCCACTAACATAGCCAGCTACAACCCCGACGATGCCTGTGATGGACATTTGTAGTAACTCTATGATGTTTTGGTCTAACTCAGCGTCATGTTCTGCCGCCATTGAAAATTCGTCGTACACAATCAAGCCAAGCAAAAGCATTAGCCCTGTAGCCATGATGAGAACAACTAAATCCTTTGTGTACTTCATTACTTCTTGCCTCCAAAGAATTTGGTGGCTGATCTTACAGCGAAGCTACTGGCAACGATTACACCCAATGTATATTGATACCACTCTGGCATTGTAGACAAAGCCGCGAACCCGTCTGCGACAGCCTTGCGCCCCCACTCTCCACAGAACGAAAGCACTAATGGGATGCTAAATAAAATTACCAGAAATTCGTCTTTCCACGAGTTCTGAGTTCCTTGCGCCATGATGCGTTCCCAGTCTGCCTCAGACGTAGCGGCAGATAACATTATCTTTGCCTTCGCGTCTGCCTCAGAAACTTTCATGCGTGTCTCAGCCGCCTTCGTCTCAACCTTAGAGTTGAGCCATGTGCCAGCTAAGTTTGCTATTGGGCCAATAAATGCTTGTATCATTTCTCATGTCCTACCCATACGGCAAACGCACCCGTGAGTGCGCCTGTTACAGTTGCGGTCAACGCTGTAGCTTGTGTGCTAACGACGTCTTGCGGTAGTGACATGAACCATTCAATCACGCGTATATACATGATTGTCATAACCAACATCATAAGGCGCGGCATCAATTTCCATGCCAGTATTTTCTCCATTGCTATAGCCATATTTCACCTCAATAAGATTTGTTCCAGCTTCCTTGCCATCCGCCAGTGTTGCCGCTTTCGCTTTCACCTGCTGTGGCATCAACGATACCCTCTCGGATACGTCTGTTCCCGCCAAGGATTGGAATACGAGTTGCTACTTCACGCATCGCTGAACGCTCTTTGGAGTTGCTGTTGTCACCTTCATCGAAGATACCAGCAGTGACTTGCATTCCCGCGTTGCCTAAACCGAATGATGGGCCAAGAACTGTACCCCACATACGCTGTTGACCGTATGCTCCATTATCTACTTGGCTTACTGCCGAGTGAATAACGTCACCGATAAGACCAAAGCCGCCCATCACAAGCATACTTTCTACATACCAGCCAAGGAAATCATCCTCATCACCATGTACTTTCTTGTCATAGCCAAGAGCTTTTAGAACATTACGCTTTCGTAAGTCTGGGCTACGGTCATCATCACCACCACGCATCTGGATAACATCTTTTGCGGCCAGTGTTGCGACACCAAAAGCTGGCCCTACAGACGCGAGATACATCAGAGGTTTGAAGTTACCATGATTTGCCTCGCTCAGTATGTGGCCCGTCATCCGTGACATCATCAGTGGGAAAGACTTGAGTTGGAAAACAAGTTGTCCAACAGGCGTCTGCGCCCACATCGGGATGTCATTAGGGTTGGGCTGGAAGATTGCATCGTCTGCGAACTTGATAATACCCATACGAAGTGTGTCGTCTGTCTTCATATCAATCGAACCGATGCTTTCCCCGGCACGTTTTGCTCCGGGTAAAAACTCAGTAAGACCATAGTTCTTTAAGAAACGATGTGCAGTTTTGTATTGAGCAGGTTGATTGGCATATGGGACACCTTCTTTGAAATTATCCAATGCTTTTCTTTGCATTGTTTTGAATGTTTCAAAACCAGTAGCACCCGCAATCATGCGGTTCATGTCTGTCCACGGTGTAAGTAATGTAGCATTGAAGAATGCGTGCGAGGCTTTGTTGTCAGGCGCACCGTACAGGTGAACCATCCGCTCGTGTACAATGTTCTCCATGGCCACGCCTACGTTGCGGATCATATCTCTGTACTCAGGGTCTTTGAGGTTTTTAACTCCGTTTGCCCAAGACTTGAAAGAGCCAGAGCGAATGATAGGTAAGCCCAAGTCACCGATAGATGTCAGGGTGGTAAAGCCAAGGAGCGATACGTTGTTGAAGAAGCGTAGCGAGCGAGATACTTTCATGCCCGTCTTACTTGTGCCGTGCATTGGTTTCTTCATCAGAATACGCATAGCGTTGTCGACGTACTCTTCGCCTTCATCGTATGCGATGGAGCCAGCTTTGCCTTTGAAGTCGTTCAATGCGCCAACGATTGCGTCTACACGTTTAGCATAGACGGGGTTTACCTTACCGTCTGGGCCAAGTGTTGCAATATCCATCAGCATCTGCCGCGCACCAGCGGGGCCAGATGTAGACGATACTTCTAATAACTTATCTACAAACGCAGACGCTTCGCCCTCATTACCTTGGAATGGCATTCGGATCGTATCTACAAGCGATGCAGTTTCCTTACGGCCTGTTGGGTTCATAGCTGTGATGTCATATTCGAATTGCTTATTCTTTGTAAGCAATGCGACGATACCAGCTTTACCTTCTTTACCGACAGTCATGTAGTCAGATACCGCATGACTATTTACACCAAAGCGTTTCGCAGACGTTAGACGGCGCGAGCTACCTTCCAAGTATTTAACAAGGATTGCTTCGAGATCATCTTCTAAGAAAGGCTCAAGCTCATCTAGCATTCCGTCGATCTTATCAAGCTCGATGATACGAGAATAATCTACGTTCTCAAATGATGAGTTCTTAGTTGTGCCTTTAACTGGGATGAACACACCTTCTTCTGCTTCATCCAACAACTTCAGAGTTACACCATTTGCGAAAGCTCTTGCTTGTTCGTCTGTGTATTCACGCCCGTACTCTAAGCTCTCTCTTTGGTAATATTGTACCAGCTTTGCTGTGAACTCATCCCTATTCTTGTGGATTGCTTTCTGGCTCCAGACTTGTGGCAGATAATTAGGGCCACGATTACCGACATGGAAGCCTTCTTTGATTAGCTCATTGCGTTCGTTCGCAAGTGTAGCTCTGATTTGACGATAGATATTACGCTCGTCGGCACTTAGTGCTTTCTCTTGGCGTGATCCATCCCCTCGACGTAAAGCTCGTACAATACGGCTATGGGATTTAGGTTGAGATTGTCCAACACTTGCTGTTGTTTTACGGAAGTAACCTCGTAACATACCGTCTGCGTCTGGCAATGCCGTCAGTTTATCAGAAATGGGCATAAACTTTTTAGCAAACCGTTGGTTCATATCCGGGTAATGTTCTTTGTACTTGTCACCAAGCCAGTGCATGCCTTGGTTTTTGATCCGGGTCGACAGACGTTCAAAGTATTTGAATGGGCCAGACTTTCGTACAGCTTGCTCTTCCTTCGGAGAGAGTTCGCGCTTACGCATCATGGACATAACTGCACCAGTTATAGTGCTGTTCGTACCTTCTTGCTCAAGAAGCTCACCAAATTGTCCGGCTGGAATTTCACTGATGCTCTCAACGCTTTCGTTCATCATAGCGTCGATGACGTCACCGTTCACACCTTTTGGAATTGGTCGGTCAAACTCTAAGATGCTGTTGTATATCATTTCGTCGTTGCTATCGAAGTAATCAGCGTCGATATGCTTGGCTTGCTCTGGGTTAAACAAGACCGCAGACGTGGGCATTGTTAAAGATGCACGATAGCTATCTCCATTCGCCATTATATCTTCGCCATCAGCCAATGAGTTGCG